GGCGGGATTCCTTCTTCCTTCTGAAGGAGAGAGGTACAAAGTTATCGACCTCTCTCCAAGGAAGCATGTCCAACTCATTCCGCCTTCAAGCCCGCTATGTCCTTCTCACATACTCCCAATGCGGCGACCTGGATCCCTGGATGGTCTGCGACCATCTTGCATCACTTCACGCTGAGTGTCTCATTGGACGAGAAAATCACGTGGATGGAGGCATTCACCTCCACGCTTTCGTGGATCTTGGAAAGAAGACTGACATCAGAGACAGTCGACTCTTTGATGTTAACGGCCAGCACCCGAACATTACGCCATGCGGAAGAACACCTCAAAAGATGCTCGACTATGCGGTCAAGGACGGAGACGTTGTGGCTGGCGGACTCGATCCCGTACTCGGAGATGAAGTATCGTCAGCTGACACTGTCTGGCATCGAATTGCAAATGCAGCGACTGTTGACGAGTTTTGGGTAATTACTCGAGAGCTGGCACCGCGAGCGCTTCTATGCAACCATCAGTCCCTCCGAGCGTATGCGGAGTGGCATTATCGACCCCCGACTCTTGTGTACGAACACCCATGTGAGCTTCGACTCCGCGCTGACAGACTGCCGGAGCTTGACGAATGGGTACGTGAGTCTCTGTCTGGAACAGGTATGTCTTACACCTCCGGGCCTGCACGGGCCGCATCCCGCTGCGCGGGAACCCAAGCGGCCACGTGCTCTGACGGCCCTGTGGTGCGCTGGTTCACATCCTGTGCTTCGGCCTCCGGCGGTTAAACGATATGCTAATACGTTTGATAGGCGGACGTCCTAAGAGCCTAATTTTGTGGGGCGAGTCCAAACTTGGAAAGACCATCTGGGCCCGTTCATTGGGCCAACACATCTACTGCTGCATGCAGTTCAACGTGGACGATGTGAGGGCAAACCTGCAAGAGGCCCAATATGCCATCTTCGATGACATACAGGGAAACTTTCAGTTCTTCCCTTCGTACAAGGGGTGGCTGGGTGCGCAGCATCAATTCACGGTCACTGACAAGTACAAGGGCAAGACAACAATCAACTGGGGCAGGCCGTCAATCTGGTTGACCAATGACGACCCGGAGGAGGTGGGGCATGTGGATCTCAATTGGTTAAGGAAGAATTGCGTGATTGTAAACATCACTGAGTCAATTGTGGAGCTAGTCTAGCGTTCGTGCCAATAATATGTCCCTTCCGGCGAAAACTGCATTTGCGCCTCCACTGAGCCTGAACTAGGCACCACCCTGTAGGCAATGTCGTAGATGTAGACATCACCAAACCCAAGCTTGGACTGAACTGAGATGGGTGACACACGGCCGAAGGCACTGGCTCCCCACTCATCATCATCGTAGACGATATTGTGCCCAATTGGATACCAGAACCGGTAGGTGCGACTCATGCCACTTTCATTGCCAGGATTAAACACGTATGTTTTATCCGACATCAGCCGAACACGTTTCGTATCCACCTTGGCGGTGTATTGCGAAGACCAATCAACACCCTCATGACCATCCCACAACAAATCTCGTATCGCATTAGCCTGGGCAGACTGGGGCTGCCCAATTAGCCGAACCATATCAGGAGCGATCGGCAGAGGATCGTCCGGATCAGGCTTCACCGACTTGCTGAAAAATGGCTCAGTCCACTGCCCGGGGAATTCCCCGGTCCAGAGTGACTCACCACCTTTGTAAGCGAAGACAATCCGTCTCCACTTCCACACACCACCACCAATAATGTCGACTTGGACCGCTCTTTGTACCCAACCGGCATATGTGGTCTGACGTTGGCGCATAGATTCGCCTTGGTCATTGGCCGGAGCCAGGGTCCGGGCGGTGGGGATGTACAGGGAGGTGAAACCAGTCGTGGTGGTCAGCGGACCCAACGTAGGACGGGCTTCGCCAGGGTTGATGACAGCGGACATCATGTTGTCCCGCTTCTTGATAGACGAGACATTGAGAATGCGGCGTCGAGTGACTCGTCTTGCAGGCATTCGACGAGTTTGTCTGCGACGTCTTGCAGGAGCCTTGCGATAACGACGAGGGTAGCGACGCTTGCCCGCAGATCGCCGAGAAGATCTACGTCTGATTGGCATGAGGGGCAATCACAGGGAACACTGAAAGCGTCTTCCCGGTTAAGCGAAGGGGGTAGAAAAGAAGGAGGGTCCATGATTGTTGAAGAAATGAGAGGGGGGTCGGGGGATACCCAAGGGGTATTTATA